CAGTCGCGGGAGTGCTGGCGCATCGCCTCGTACTTCGCCTTCCAGTCGGGTTCGTTGGTGGTGGTAGTTGGCTCCACCTGCGGTTCGTCAGCCATGTGACGCTCCCCTCCGCCCTTTTCGGGCTATGTAAAAAGCCCCTTTTCGGGGCTTGTCCCGCGATTCTCGGCTCGCGGCCTGCCGATATGAAAAAAGCCACCCTCTCGGATGGCTTGTTTCAGCGGTTCTTGCTGCTGCGCTTTGCGCGTCTCGCCGCGTCTCCGTACTGGCGCATGATGCGCTCGCGCTCCTCGGCCTCCGAGGTGCCGTTTCTCTCGGCGCGCTCGACGGCCTTCGCGTCGATGGAATCCTGCCACTGGTCATACAGGGCGTCCGGGTCGTAGTCCTCCACTTCCTCGGAGTCCCATGACGGGATAACCCTGCAATCGCAGTCCCAGTGCGTATGGCTGGCAGCGGCTTCGGTGTGGTAGACGAACCCACGGCTTGCCAACATCAGGCACCAGTCGCACGTCTCGTCCCCGGTCGGCACGCGGGCGAACCTCGGCTTGTTGGGGTCGCGCTTCGCGTTGTTCAGGCACGTCTGCGCAGCAGCCACCTTGATTTCATAGTCGGCACGTTGCAGGCACACTTCTACGAACTCGTCCTGCTTGCCGTCCACCAGCTTCTGGGCGAACGCGCGGACGGCACCTTCGGTTGCCTTTGGCTCGCGTCCGCTGTCTGGCACGGCACCGAGTGCAGAACCAGTCTCGAACTGCCGTATGCCGTCGTAGAACTGGGCTGACAGCATGGCAGCACCCTGCGTGGACGTGCCGCACGTGCCTTGCATGACTGCGACCACCTGCTCGCGGATTGCCGCAACGTCCTGCGTCATGTCGATTTCGCGCAACTGCTTTTCCAGCACCTCGCGCGCATTCTTCGAAATGACGTTGATGCCAACCGTGAAGTTATTCACCCACAAGCGCGGAATCATTCGTCTGCTCCGTTCCCTGCTGTGGCTGAGCAAACAGTTGCGCCATCATCTGCGCTGCGTTCGCCTGCTGCTCGTCGGACTTGACGCTTTCCAGGTCGGCGTCGTCTATGCCAACCGCGCGCGCGGCAACGTCGGTCTGGCCGAACCCGCTGCGCATGCTGTTGACCTTGAGCGCCCAGTCCGAGCGCTCGCTCAGCGTGTGCAGTATCGGGTCGGAGAACTTCGCCTGTATGTCGCGCAGCCCATCGTCCAGCGTGTCGGTCGTGGCGTTCATCTCGATTGCCATGGCCGCGTGCATGACGCGGCGAAGCGTCGCCTTGTCGGCCGCTATGTCGCGCTGCGCTATCAGGCATATGTCCTCGCGCCCGCTCTGTATGGCCTCGGCGCTCGACGGGTTGTCCTGGATTATGCCGAGCGAGGATACGGGAACGCCCGTCGCGCCGCTGAACTGCATCGCCAGGCTCCGCAGCTCGTCGATGAACGGCTGCGGGCTGTTGCCGCTGAGCTGTCCTATGTTCGGGTCGCGGTCGGTCTGCTCGTTTGTCGTCAGCAAAAGCATGCGCGCGAGCTGGAACTTGTCCTTGTCGGCCATCATCGCATCGAACTGCTCGTCGGTGAGACCCGTCGCCCACAGCTTCGCCATGCTGTAGAACGCGCCCGAGACCTGCATGTGGAACATGCAGCGAATCGCGTCGTCGGTCAGCGTGCGCACGAACTTGGTGATTCGCGTGCGCCCGAACGGAGCCACCGTGCCGACGCGGCGGTGCGCAAACACGTACAGCGTGGGCAAAGGCTCGGCCATGCGCCCCTGCGAGTACGACCACCTGTCCGAGTCGTACTGTCGGAACTCGCCGACGTTGTACGGCAGGTGTAGGTTGACGATGGTCGGCACCATCACGCCGTGCGACCATGGCGTGTACTCTCGGCGGGCGATTGCGAGCCCACTCGCGACCACGCCATCGGTGAAGTCGGGGCTCGGGATGGCAGTGAACGTGTCAGCTCCATGGAACCGGATCAGCGCGTGGCCGTCCCTCGCGCGGTTGACGGTCGCTGCCATGCAGCCGTACAGTCCCTTGACGGGCACGTGCTGGTTGTAGTTTTCGACCAGGTTGTTGCGCTCGACGATGCTCTGCATCACGGAGTCATCCACGCCCTCTGGCAGCGTGAAGTACTCCAGGTTTATGCGCTCCGCCCAGTCGTTGACGGCCTTCTCCGGCCAGTGGCACGTCTGGTCGTTCTCGATGTTCGCAGTCACGCCGTAGTCGCCCACGCGCACGTTGCCGTCGTAGTAGTTCCTCAGAGTCTCGTTGTGCGCCGCATGGCGCTCGTACTCGGCCACCAGCTGCTCGACGGCGTAGCGCGCCTCCTCGGTGATGCCGTCCGCGTTCGCCATCCCGCGCAGCGATACCTGCGTCTCCTCGATTGGCCTCCACGTGTGGGTGTCGTAGTATTCGCTCTCTAGCATCCGACACGCCCCTTCCTGTTGGGATTGCGTCTTGAGGTCTTCGCTCCGTAGAGCGCGAAGCATGCCGACTCGATTGGCGCCGACGAGCTGTTCTCGCCGTCACCGAAGCCGAACGCCCCGTTCTTGCCTATGTCGCGACGGACCGACTTGAGCGCCGAGTCGTCAAGAGGTTCCTGCGCTATGTGCGTTACGTTGCCCTCGGCGAGCTCGTTGAGGAACATCGACTCAGCATCCTGCACCTCCGCGACGCTCGCCACCTTAAATGCGCCCTTGGGCACGTTCAGCTCGTTTAGCCGCTCCACCAGGGCACCCTTGCCGCTCTTGCCGTCAATGAGCACGACCGAAGTACGCTTGATGTTGGCCATGATGCCGTCAGCGACCCACTTGATTCCACCCGTGACCTCCTTGAAGGCGAGAAGCTCCACGAATGGCTTGCCCACCTTCGGGATGATCGCCGCCGACACTGCCGCATGCCTTCCGTCGGGCGAGAACTTCACGCCCAGGGCGAGCTTTCCGACCTTAGGCGCGTCCTCCTTGCGTATGCATGCGTCCTCCCAGTCTTGAGCTCCTATGACCGCCTTCGCAATCGCGACGGGAAGCCAGTATCCTAGGACCTCCTGGGCGAATCCCAGTTCGTCCATGGTGCCGACCTGAGCTCGCAGGATGTCTATGTCCAGGCGAACGCCAAGCGAAGGGTTCGTCTCGTACCATCTCGACTCGTCTGTAACATCCCCGACCTCAGCTACGCTCCACTCGTTCCAGCTTATGTCGTCCGCTCCTTCGAGCGCGGATTCCCTTACGTGCGCGAAAACGTCGCCCGAGGTCGCGGGCGTCGGCGGCGTGCCGCAGAAGATGTACTGCGAGTTTCCGAGTGGTCCCGACGACGCAGTGCTCATGATCGAGCTGAGCTGCACCTGTGTTAGCTCCTGGCACTCGTCTGCAATTACCACGTCAACGGTGAAGCCGCGCCTTGCGCTCTTCGTCCTCGTGGCGAAATAGATGACTGCGCCGTTCTTGAAGAATATTGCCTCCTTGCCAGCGGCGCGCCTGACCATGCGCACGAGCCCGTTCAGCTCCGGGTACTCGGCGTCCTTGTCGTTTGCCTTCTCGCCGAAGTAGTCCTTCATGCGGTCGAATAGCTGCGTGACCGTCGAGTAGTCATGCGCGGTGAACAGGATGCGCTCACCGAGTACTACGGCACCGTAGATGATCCTTGCCTCTATGAGCCAACTCTTGCCGTTCTGCCTAGGGCAGGAGAGGCCGTTTCGGGTGTGAAGCCACTTTCCGTTTGGCCTGACTGCGAGCCACAGCTCGAGAAGCGCTGCTTGCCAATCGTCTGGCGGCATGCCAAGTGCCTGCATGAGCACAACGGCGATAACTCCGAGAGACGACGCAAACCGCTGGAATACGCTTATCCTTGGTCTACGGCTCGCGCGCCCTATCCAGAATGCCTCGTTGTAGTTCGATGAGCTTGTCGAGCGTCTCCGCGAAGAACTGGCCACCTTCTCCATCGTTGCCAGTTTCGTCATTGTTATGCTCCAACTCGTCAATGTCGGCAAGCAGCGCACGGTACTCGCGGTAGTAGGCTGGCTGCTGCATGAACGGGATAACGTCGTCCTCTATGGCTCGCTCCATCCGATCGCGAAGGGCGACCAACTTTGAGAGCCGACTGCGATCCTCGCGGTCGTCATCAACCCTTTTGGCTTGTCCTTCGAGCGGCATGCCCGTCGGATCAGGACGGTTGAGCCTGAGCGACTTTACCTTTGCCGCGACGCTGTTCTTTGACCTGTTGACCATGCGGCCTATCTCGGCAAGAGATGTCGTACCGTAGTTCTCCTTGAGCACGGAGATTTCCTCTGCTGTCCATCGCTGCAAAACTCAACACCCTTTCAAAAAGAAAAGAAGCTCT